ATCGCATCGACCGGGTCATTCAGATCGAACGATCCGTCAGCGCCGGTCGCGACATAGCCCAGGCTGCCCCAGGACCAGGAGGCATCCGCAACCGCAGGATGATCGAGAATGCCGGTCGGCTTGTCCGTGCCATCGCCGGAAATGAACGAGGCGGCCTCGGAGCGGGCGAATTTGTCCGCGATCCGCTCTGCCAGCCAGGATTCGATGTCGAAAGCGCTGTCGTCGAGCAGACGCTGCGACGCCTTGGGCAGCGCGGCGAGTTCGAAGAGCGGGATCGAGATTCTATCCACGGTTGCAGTCGAGCTTTCCGAAACGGATCCGGTTTCCGTCACCCAGCCAGAGCCGATGTCGGTGGTGTCGACCAGCACGTCATAGGAGGTCGCCTCCACCTGCACGACATTGGCCACCTGGCGCAGAGAGGCCGCGGATTTCAGCACGCCCTGGATCGTCGCGGAGGTCTGCGGATCGACGAGATAGCCGCCATCGCCCGCGACGGCGGTGCTCATCGCCTTGCCTTCGAGCGTCAGCCCGCGCAGCCCGTCGTCATCGCCGGAGCGGAGATAGGCGCCAAAGGCCTTCTGGTGCGGCGCGGCGGCATCGGCCTCACGCGCCAGGGCGGGGCGTGCGCCCGCGGTCGATTTGCGGTCAAGCATGGTCATACGGCTTTCCTGTTGTTTCATGCGCTCTGTCATCTGGTCGCGGAAGGTTTTGAATTCCGCCACGAATCCCGCGACTGCGGTCTTCACCTCGGTGGCCGGAGTGGGCGGCTCGGACAAAGCCTCTCCGGGCCGAGAAATGCTCTCGGTTCGTTCCATCATCATGTCCCCGTCGAAGGGTTGAGCCGGGCCTAGCGCCCCGCCATTTCCAGCCGCGCGTCGTCAAAGACCGCCGCCAATTCGCGCAGGCTGTCGTCCAGGGCCTCGCCCTTGGCGGCCACCCGCGCACTGGGAAGCATCGGGAAGGTGACAAGCGACACCTCCCAGAGCTCCAGTTCCTTCAGGGTGCGTCCGCCCCCGTCATTCTTGCCCGCCCGCAGCGTCCGGTAGCCGATCGACAGCCCGTCGATCGCGCCCGCCCGGATCAGCGCCGCGGCCTCTTCGGCGCGGGCCACGCCGCGCAGCAGACGGCCCTTGACGTAGAGACCGCGGGCGTCTTCGCGCACCTCGTCCCACACGCCGATAGGTTGTGCAGGATCATGCTGCCAGAGCATCTTGACCGCGCGCCCCGTCGCCAGCGAGGCCGCATAGGCCCCCGGTTCGACCCGGTCCCCGCCCCGGTCGGCCGCCCCGAAGAGCGAGGCATAGCCCGCGATCCCCATGTCGTCACCGACCGTGATATTCGCCTCCGGGCCGCAGAATTTGTGTTCAAGTTCCATAGTTTACACCCCTTCTCTCGCAGCTTGAGAGAGATAAACTCAGATTTAAGGCAAACGCGTTAAGAGCGATTGGAAGCCTTCTGCAAGTATCACCGCAACCACGCCGTAGACCGTCAGCCACAGCCGCCGCTCAAGCCGTTCAATCACAACTTCAAGACGTGCGATCCTCTGGTTCAGCGCCTCCACATGCAGGCGCGACACCCTCTCGTGCGCCTCCAGCCGGAGCGCGGGCGCACAGTCGAACCGTTCGAATCCGACGCGCCGGATCTGGCTGTCATCACTCATCCTGCGCCTCCGCCGGGAGGCCGAGCAGCGCCCGTTTTTCCGCCCGCGTCAGGAAATCCGCCCCCGCCACGCGCGCCCATTGCGCATCGCGTTCCGCTGACAGCGCGGGCACCTGGTCGAGGTCCGGGCGAAGCGTCACGCGCTCTCCGGTATAGCCTTCGAGCCAGGCCGAAATCGCCGCGGTGACCCGCGTCGCCAGCGGCAGGACCGTGAGCCGGAAGAACGCGCGGTGCGCCTCCTGGTAATTCGCATAGGTCGCCTCGCCCGGAATGCCGAGCAGCATCGGCGGCACCCCGAAAGCCAACGCAATCTCCCGCGCGGCGGCGTCCTTGGTGCGGTGAAATTCCATGTCCGAAGGCGAGAACCCCATGGGTTTCCAGTCCAGCCCCCCTTCCAGCAGCATCGGCCGCCCGGCATTGCGCGCGCCCATGTGATGCGCCTCCAACTCACTGGAAAGACGGTCAAATTGCTCTGCCGTCATCGACGCGCCCTCGGGCCCGTCATAGACCAGCGCGCCAGAGGGCCGCGCCGCATTGTCGAGCAGCGCCTTGGACCAGCCCGAGGCGGAATTGTGCACATCCACCGCCTGCGCGGCGGCCTGCATCGCGGAATGACCGTAATGGTCATCCTGCGGGTGAAAGTTCTTCACATGCAGCACCGGGGCGCGATCCGTCACCGCGAAGCGATGCTTGCGCCCGCCGACCGTGTAATCATAGGCCACAGGCCAGCCATCCGCGCCCGGCACCACCGACATCCGGTCGGAGCGCAGCACGTGAAGTTCGACCGGCGTGCCATCCTCGGCCGCCACGGCCTCAAGGTAGCCATTGCCGGTGAGGACGAGCTGACCATAGAGCGCCTCGAGCAGTTCGGCCCGGCCCTGCGCCGCGTTCGGACGGGCCAGCAGATCGGTGACCGGATGCACGTCATAGCGCGTCGTGTCGTCCTGGCAGATCAGCGGCAGGGCGGCGGCGGCCTCTGCGATCAGCTTGACCGCGCGAAAGCCGACCGGGTTGCCCTGAAACCCCGTGCGGGTCAGCGAGGCCATGTCGCGCGGCGACCAGGCCACCCGCCCCGCCGAATGGTAGGAGATGACCGGACCGGCGGCGCTGGCCTTGAGTTCGGGCGCGCTGTCCCGCCGGAAAAAGTCGATCATGCCCATGGGCGTCTCCTCGGCTGCGTGTCGTCGTGTGAGAGAATTTGCCAACGAAAGGTTAACCAAGACTTCCTAGACCGTTCGCACCTTCGGCTCTGCGCGCAACACCCGCGCGGAGATCATCAGATCGGTCAGTGCCCAGACCAGCGCGTCCAGCCGGTCAGGCGAGCCTTTGCCCTCCCAACCCCTTGTTGTCATGGCGCAAAGCTGATCCTCCAGCGCGCCCATCCCGCGCAGGTGATGCACCCGCCCCTGTTCGTAAAGCGCCGCGACAGGTTCCGCCCGCGCCGATTTCCCCTTGGCCGCGCGCACCTTGCGCAGGGGGACGAGCGGGTCGACCTGCCGGATCACCGCCTCCACCAGATCGCCGCCCTGGTTGACCTCCGCCACGATGCGGTCCGCCCCGTGGCGTTCCAGCGCCGCCACGGCCGCCTCCGCCCATTGCATCGGCGAGGCGGCGGAGACCGAGGCGTCCTCAAGCACATAGGCGCGCCAGTCCTCGGGCGTCTTGGCCATCTTGACCCCCGCCACGACGATCCCGCATTCGTCGGACCCGGCATGGCCCGTCACCGGCGGGTCGACCGCCACCACGATCCGGTCGAGCGGCGGCGCGTCGGAGATCCGCGCGGCCTCCAGCATCGCGTGGGTCCAGAGCGCGCCCTCCGCCGCGCCGAGCATCACGCCCTCCAGCTCCTGCCGACCAAGCGCGGTGCCCGCATAGCGCGCCCGCACCTCCGCCAGGAAGGAGGCGGCAAGGTTGGCGCGGTTCGCCTCTGTCGGGGCGTGGGTCACGACGGTGGAGGGCATCGCCAGCAGGTCCCGCAGGATCGCCACCGGGCGCGGCGTGGTGGTCACGCAGACGCGGGGATCGTCGCCCAGGCGCAGCGCGAATTGCAGCATGTCCCAGGCGTCCTGCCCTTTCTTCCACTTGGCCAGTTCATCCACCCAGGCGCCGTCGAACTGCGGCCCGCGCAGCCCTTCGGGCTCATGGGCGGAAAAAGCGTGCGCCTGCGCGCCGTTAGGCCACAGGAGCCGCTTGCGCCCCGCCTCCCAGGCCGGGCGGCGGTCGGGCGGGGTACAGGCGAGGATGCCGCTGTCACCAAAGATCATCACCTCGCGCACCTGGTCGATGGTTTCTCCCACAAGCGCCAGGCGGGCGCAGCGCCCCGCGTCCAGCGGGCGGTCGCCTTCGACCTGCGCCCGCACCCATTCCGCCCCGGCCCGCGTCTTGCCCGCGCCGCGCCCGCCCAGGATCAC